GGTGGACAGTATGTAGTCGAGGGAGCAGCCTTCCCACAGGGAGAGGGCCGACTTGGAAGAGAGCGCGACGGGGATCGTGGCGCCCGGCTCGCGTGTGGGGGCGCTACCGAGGCGCACGACCGGGTCTCACGGACGAGTGGTGGAGGGCGGTCTTGGCGATGTCGACGGCGGTGTGGGCAGCGGCCGAGCCGAGCGGGTCGAGCCGGGCGATCGCGGCCAGGGCCAGCTCCAGGCCGACCACCTTACGCATCATGCCGGCGGCCGCGACGAAAGCGCCGACGCAGAAGCCGAGCGCCACAGAGAACACCACCACCACGACACTGAACGCACTACTCGGCCCCATGTTCGCTCTTCTCGGGCGCTGCGGGTTTCGATACGGCCTTCCTGCGCTGCTCCTGTGAAGCCGCCTTGCGCCGTAAATCGAGGTACTCTTCGGGGAAAGGGTAGGACGGGCGAACTCGGTCGGGGGTGAGGCCGTGCCGGGCCAACACGAGCGCGCGCCGGTGCCGGGCTTGCGCATCGTCGAACGCCCGCCGCTTCCCGCGCAGGTAGGCCGCGACATGGTAGCCCGTGAACGCGTACCGCGGGCCGCTGTCGGGCTTCCAGAAGACCAGCACCCGCTCGTGGGTCTGCGCTGTCCGACGCCACTTCAGCACGTCCTGGTGGAAGCGCTCGCGGAGGGTACCCATTTTCTTGGCGATGTCGTCGTGAAGGTAAAGACCAGCCGCAACCAGAGCGCCGGCAACGTGACCAGGCAAGTCGAGCAGGTGGCCGCCTACGAACAGACCCCGCACCACCACCACCATGAACCGGCCCGGCTTGAGGACCGTCGCCGCTTCGAGCAGACACGCGACGAGCTCCTCGACGAACTCGCCGTAGGTGGGTATTTGCTCGCTGCCCTCGGCGTTGTCGCCGTAGTACTCGGAGCACCAATACGGCGGACAAGTAAACACCGCGTCAAGTGACGCCGGCTCCAGGTAGCTCGTTGCGTACAGGCTCGATGTAGCGTACAGCCGAGCCACACGCGGCGCCTCGACACCCGCCACCGACCCGGACACCTCGCCCGCGTACACCGGCGGCTGACCGGGCGAGCCCTCGGAGAAGCGCACCTCGGCCCCGTGATTCGCCAGCGTGGCCTGGAACCCGCGCGCGGCGTCCGCGCTCGGGTCGAACCCGACATAAGACCGCCCAAGCCTAAGGCACGCTTCGAGCCGCGCCCCGCGACCCGCGAACGGGTCGAACACGACATCCCCCGGGTTGCTCCACAGGTGCACACACGACAGCGCCAAGCGGCCCTCAAACCGCGACAGACGCCCGCCCGCGTCCGACTGCAGGCCGTACTGGTTCCGACCGTCCGCACCCCCGCCAGAGACACCCGCGTCGAGCTCCAAACGCGTCTCCTTCTCGTCCTTGACTGGGTCCGGAAAGTCGAGGCTGTAGTCGTGTGGCCAGAACGACGACGGAACCGCGCCGAACCGCTCGATGACCAGCCGCCGCATGTACTGGCTGTGCGCCAGCTTCTCCGCCTCGGGGTCGTGCACTGCCGCCGCGTCGCGCCAAACCTGCGCATGCAGCCGACCGAACCAAGTCTCATCGGGCTTCATCGCGTCCGCCGTTCGTGTGGGACACACATCGTAGCACCCGACACACCGGACAACAAGGCCAGACCCACACAAACCGACGAACGGTAGTTGCCCGCCCACACAGGGTGTGGTACAATTGCTCCACGGTCGGGGGCTGGCCCCGGCCCCTCAAAGGAGATACGACATGTTCAAGACCGCCCAGACGTTCATCTGTATCGGCCCCAACTGCTGGGGAGCCGCGGCGACCCTTCAGGGAGCGCGCCAGAACATGCGGCGCAACCTCCCGCGCCTCGACCCCGGTCGCCGGTACACGATCCACTGCGTGGCGACGGACGCGCCCCGGGAGACGATCCGGTTGACGGATTGTGGCTCGCTGTCGGTGGAGATTCCGAAGGAGTACGCCACGATCACCTGGCCCGAGTCCGTGAAGGTCCCGGCGCGCGGTCGCTGATCCGAGGAGACACGACATGACCACCCCCGACCGCTTCGAGCTCTGCGTCCTACGCAACACCGTAACGGGCCGGTATTACTCGGGCTCGCGCCCGCGGCCGTCTTATGCCGCTCTCAACACGACCCCGAACCCCGACAAGGCCGCCCTCCTGCGCCGCCCCGTCGCCGAGGCCACCGCGCGCGCCGCAAACCGCGCCGTCCGCCGCGATGTCTGGCAAGTCGTCACCCCTTGATCCACACAGACGACGCCCGCGCGCTTGCGTGGTTGTCGTCTGTGTGGTACGCTGCCCCCCTCAACCACGACGAGGACAACCAATGATCACCCGTGATTTGCCTTTCGTCCCCGTCTGCCCGGTCGAATTCGGCCGGCGGATGTGCGCGGCCGCCAGACTTCAGGGCCTTGAGCCCACCTCGGTCCGCGACAGCCGCGGCGGAGAGCACCTCGCCCTCCCGCACATGCCGCCGGACTGCCTCGCCGGACTCGTACTCGCCGCCACGATAGACTACACGCGCGACGACGAGCCCTCCTGGCAAAGCCACTACAAGGCCTTCGTCGCACGCGCTTTTGGCCGGTACCAGTACACGGACCACGACGGCAGGACGCTCGACTACTGGCTCGGCGTGCCCGACCCGACGAGCCTCGCCTCGCTTGCTTTTCCGGACCCCGCCACTGTGCCACGAGGCCTGCGATGAGCGCGGTCGAGTGGGTCGGGCTGTTTACCCTGCTCGCGCCCTTCGCGGTGTCGCTCCTGCTGATCCTCTTCTCCATCAACGACAGAGACGACGACGAATGAACACGCCCCCACCCCCGCCGGTCCGCCACGCCTACCGGCGCCCCACCCTGCTTGAGTGCCTGCTTGGCCGGCACCGGCAAGTCCGCAACGCACACCGCGACGGCACCCTAGCCTCGACGCCCCGCGAGCGCCTGCTCGACCAGTGGAGCCAGGAGCGCCGCGAAGCGTTCTTCGCCGCCCGCGAAGGAATCAAGAAATGAGCACCAAGGAGAAACAGGACAGGCTGTTCGCCAGCGACCGCGAGCTGCAGCACGGCGACGAGGCCTACGGCAGGTTCTCCTCTTTGCGGTCTTCCCCCCACTGGCGCCTCGGGCCCTGGACCGTCACGCTCAACGGCCAGCGCGTCGGCTTCGTGTTCTGGGCCGACACGCGCCGCGGCGTCATCAAGCAGTTTGAGAACCGCGACGGCCAAATCGTGGGCGCGCCCGGGCGAAGAGGCACGTTCGACGTTCGGCACATCACCCGGCGCGGCCGAGTCCGCGTCTTCCGAGGGACCCTCGCCTCGGTGGCCGAGCGCACCCGCGGCCGACGGCAGCCCTAGAGCTCCGGCCAGCCGTCCAGGCCGGTCGGAGCGTTGCCAGCCTCGATCGCTTGCTTAGTGTTCGAGTGACACAGACGGCAGAGCGCCTGCCAGTTAGACCGGGCCCAAAACAGCCGTTGGTCGCCCTTGTGGGGCCGGATGTGATCGACGACCGTCGCCGCGACCGTCCGGCCCTTCTTCGCACAGAAGACGCAAAACGGGTGCCGGGCCAGGTACTCCAACCGCTCTTTGCGCCACCGGGCCCCGTAGCCGCGCGCCGCAGCGCTTAGCCGGTCGCCGTTGTCAGCCCTCGAATGGGACGACATACCCAGCCTGGACCGCTGCGCGAACACACGACGCGAGCAAGGCATAACGCGCCCGACACACGGCGAAACGACCGTAGTTACGGATGTCCTCCAAGTCGGAGACCGGGAGCTCGTCCGAGAGCCCACCCTCTGGGGCCGGACAGCCAACCAGGCCTTCGGACGCACACGGGATCGGCTCAACCTCCCGCTGCGCGAGCCCTTTCGATGGCGCGCAGGCGCTCAGCAGCGACGCCAGGAGGACGGCGAACAGCAGAGTAGGTACTTTCATCTTGGGTTGCCTTCTCGATGGTCACGCGCGCCCGCTCGTCGGCTCTCTCGACCTCCTGGACTAAGCGCCGAACTCGGGGCGCGGCCGCGCGCTGGCGCTTCTCTTCCTCGCGAACGACCGGTCGAACCCGCCGCTGGTACTCGGCGACCTCGGCGTCGCGCTGCTGGGTGGCGCGCGCCGCCCCCACCCGTTCGCCCAGCTCGAACGAAGCCTTGGCCCCAAAACCGAGCACGACGACCGCGGCCGAGAGGAGCGCGACTAGCACCCACGACGGGGGAACCGTGAAGCCGGGAATCATTCGGACCGCCCCCCTCGCCAGGCTTTGATGTCTTCGACGGCACCCCACGCCAGCAAGACGCCGGAGGCGGTGCCAGCGTTGTGGTCGGCGTCGATGTGCCCGGACGGCAGCGGGCCGACGCCCGCCAAGGACCAGCAAACGACCGACTGCCACAGCCGGCCAAGCCAGCGCGCCGTCATTTTGCTCCCAGACACAACGCCTTTTCCTTCTGCCGCCTGACAACAAGGCCGTTGACGCGGAAGCCCCTGGCGTAGACCCAGCGGTCGAGCTGCTGGCACCACTCTTGCGCCGGCGACCCAGCGTTGATCATCTTAACAAGCGTGCTCGAACAGGCCGCCCCAACCCCGACGTTGTAGGCCCAAGACAGGACCGCCGCGGCTTCGTGGTCGGCCAGCGGACGCTCGATGCACCGGTCGAGCTCGACCGCGAACCGAACCAGCCTCTCGTCGAGCATCCGCCTGCAGGCCTCCGCGGTGTAACGCTGCCCGAGCCTAACGTGCGGCCCGGTCTCGCCGTAGCACACCGTAGGCACGCCGACGATGTCCAGGTAGGTGCTGAGGACCAGTCCCTCCTTGAGCATCACGAAAGGCGTCGCTAGCGCGAGAACACCGGCCGCGGCCAGACCAACACGAGCCGCCGGGGTCGTCGGGCTGCGCTGGCGCTGCGGGCTCATTCGTGGTCGAGCTCGATGTCGGCTTTGACCGCGCGTGCGATCGACAGAATACCGCGCCGCAGGAAGCGGAGCTCGCTCTCGATCTTGGCAGCGTACTCGCGGTGGTCGCTCTTCAAGACGTACTGCCTCATGAGCTCGACTTCGGTGAGGTAGTCTTCGAGGTGTACTGATATGGCTTCGTTCAGCTTACGCTGAATCATCCACGGCAGCGCAAAGATCGACCCGATGACCGAGAACGCGGCGAACGACAAGGCGAGAAGGGATTCGACGCCCAAGGCTCAACCCCCACACGAGCCGCCGGCACCGCCGGGGCGTGACCCTGGCGCCCCGCCGCCGGTCGTGTCGCCTCCGCCGGCGTTCCCACCGTCGCCGGCCTCGCAGTCGTTGTCGCTGTAATCACGAAACGGCCCGGGCGACACGAACCGGTTGCCGTCGCCCACCACGCTACCATCGTTCCGGTCGCGGCCGATCTGGTCGCCGCCGGCGTTGTCGCCGATCTGGCTGCCGCGCGTCGCGTTACCGTTGCCCGCTGTGTTGTCGCCGACTTGACCACTGATGTAGTCGCCCCCGACCTCGACGCGCGGCCCGGCCTGCGCGATCTCAACGGCGGCGTTGGCCGTTCCAATCACCACGGACTCCAGGAACCCGTATTGCGCCTCGGACAAGGCCCGGCTGTTATCGCTCTGCCTCCAGGACACGGCCGCGCCGACCACGGTCGAGGCGAGCGGCGTCAGACCCGACAATACATCACGGAACTTCGCCGCGCTGTCACGCTCATAAGGCGCGGGAGGCAACGCCGCCGGGGCCGCAGCGGCGACCGCGCGCGCCGACAGCGCGGCAAAGCCAGCAATCGCGACCCGACACGCGTCGTCCACGCACCCGGCCGCCTGTGCGGTAATGGTCGCCTGTTGCTCGGCCTGCTCGCGCGCCGCGCGCGCCTGGGCTTCCTGCTGCAAGCGAACCTGCTCGCGCCACAAATCGACGTTTTTCGACGGCGCGCCCGCACAGGCCGACAGGAAGACGGCGAGGAAAAGGACCAGCAGGACCGGCGTGTTCATGTGAGGGCGCTCCGGGTGGACGCTGCGATCGTACAGCAGCGGCCGCGCAGCGTAAAGCCCACCCCGTCAGTCCGGGAGCGTCCTGGCCCAAACACGCCGGCCGACGCGCGAGAACCGTGACACCTGGGCCCGACCACCGAGGGCAGCCCACACACGGCACAGACCCAGGGCGACCTGCTCGGCTTCGCGCGCCGTGGGTATGTCCTCGGACACACCGGCCAGCAGGGGCGCCCCCGGACCCATGGCCACACCAAGAACGACGCCCCACGCGTCGCGCCCGCGTCTGACGCGGGGGACCACCCGCAACACGAGTCGAGGCCAGCCTAGCGGGCCCCGCTGTGTCGACATCAGTCGTCCAGGGTGCGGCCTGGGGCCGGAAGTGTGGAGCCGGGCCCCTGCTCCTCGTGGTCGACGGACGAGGAAGACGCCTCGAAGAGCAGGGTCCCGACAAAGGTGTCCCACACGCTCGCCAGAGTCACGACGGCGGCGGCGGGAAAGGCGGAGAGCACAGAAAGCACTACCAGCGCGAAAGACCCGGAGCACACAGCCAGCACGAGCGCGACCGAGGAGAGACCGACGAGACACCCCGCGCACACCCAGAGAAAGATGCGGATGTTCTTCGCTGGTTCGCCGTTGAGCCAGTCGAGCAGCGAGCGGGTGAACACTAGCCGACCACCATCATGCCGCCGACGGTCTCGCCGGGCGACGGCGGCGCAACGCCGCTTGCGGTCGGCAGGACGACGCCCCGCGCGGCGAGCTCCAATTCGAGCAGGCGCCAGACCCCGGGGTGCATGTTTCGCCGGCCGCCCTCCCACTCCTGAACCGAGCGAACGCTCGAACGGAGCAGCGTCGCGAACTCGGGCTGGCTCATGGCGAGGGCCACGCGGGCGGCGCGTACCGAGTCGGCGGAGGGGGAAACGAACGGGGCGAGCTTCTTCACTGGCATAGATGCAATCCTACCACACGAGAGGACACCCACACAAGGGGCGACTCCGCCGCCGTTTACGCCCAAGCGTCCGGGAATTGCGCCTGCGAGGGCGGGCGCTCGGTCGGCGGCAAGGACAAGTACCGCAACAGCGCATCGCGGGCCGCAAGCCACCCGTAGCAGACGGTTGCAGCGTAGCCCGCCTGGGTTTCGGCAAGGATCCACTGGCGTTGGTCCGCGCTGACCTTGCCCGTGGCCGTCTTGAGCTCCAGGCGGAGCCCGAAGAACCCCCCGCGAGCAACGTCCAGGTTGTAGTCGAGGACGCCCGCTCGTACGCCTTCGCCCTTCATCCGTGCGGCTTCCGGCGAATACCGGACCGTACGCCCGTCGGCGGTCGTGCGCGTCTTGCTCGCCCGGCTCCCGCCGTTGGGGATGTGGTAGAACAACCGCAAGTCCGGGTGAGTGCTCTCCGCCAGCGTCACCCACTTGAACAGCGCGCGCCCGTGGTCGCTCTCACTCGCGCCCGCCCTCGCGCGCCCGCGCCGTTTCCCCGTCGCTGTTACCGGCTTCGCCGTACCGCCGTCCAGGGTGGTTGCCGCCGTCCTGCTGCGTCTCTTTGCCGGTCTCATTCCGCCTTCTCCTCGTCTGCTTTTCCGGGGTCGAAGACCCCATCCCGTCGCTGCTACCCAATTACCCCGCTCCGGCGCCGCCCGCCTGTCCGGCTTAGGCCCCGCCTCCTCAGAGGCCAGAGCGTTTTCTTGCCCACCCTGGGCGGTAGCGGCGTCGTTTCTCCTTCTCTTCCGAGAAGGGGTTGCCCCTCCTCCGCCGCCGCCAGCCCCGTCACCCGTTAGTTTCAGCCCCGGCGCCGCTCTTGGCGATCCGGTTAGGCCGCTGCCTCCCCCGGACCCCCACCCCAAACCCCGCCCCCAAATAGCAAAACACGGTTTTCGAGCGAGTGCGCCTAGACGGCCGCTAGAGGAGGAGCGCCGAGAGCGCAGATGATGCCCTTCGGAACGGGTTCTCGTAAAACAGGACGCACCCGCGAAGAGAGCGCCTGAGGGGGTACTTGACAAAATCGAGACCATCAGACCGTGTTTCACGAGCTCGACCCTTATTATTGCAAGGCCCTGCAAATTCGTGAAACGTCCCCGAGAAGGGGCCAAGGCGCGAGGAGTCAGAACAAGACCCCGGGCGCAGGCTGAGACAGCCGCTCGACGCACAACCGGCCGTACTCCTCGTTAATCTCACAACCGATCCACGAACGCCCGTGCTCACGGGCTACAAGTGCCGTCGTTCCTGCCCCCATGAAAGGATCAAGGATGGTGTCTCCCGGGCGACTGCCCGCCAAGATGCACGGCCTGATCAGATCAGGCGGGAAGGTCGCGAAGTGCGCACCCTTGAAGGCCCGCACTGGCACGGTCCAAACGCTGCGCTTGTTGCGTGTCTCACCCTTCCAAGGCACGTTGCCATCGACGCCATCCTTCGGGCAGCCTCGGCCGGTAGCGGCCTTGCGTGCTTTGTTACCGGACTGGCCGGTTCGACCTCCGACGGCCGACGCCGCCGGCTCTTTGATGGCGGCGGCGTCGTAGAAGTACCGCTCGCTTTTCGCCAGCAGGAACAGATACTCGTGCGACTTGGTGCAACGATCCGTGACGCTTTCCGGCATCGGGTTCGGCTTGTGCCAGATGATGTCCTGACGCAGATACCAGCCATCGTCCTGAAGGGCGAAGGCCACACGCCACGGGATCCCGACCAGGTCTTTGTGCTTCAGGCCGATGGAAGTAGCGTCACGCGCGGGGGTGTACCCGGCAAACCTACCCCGGTTCACGCGCTCACCACGTTCTGTCCACCCGCCTTGGCCGCCCCCGAGCGTTTCAGCCGGAGGGCTGGTACCGCCGCGCGCGGCGGCATAACTGTCCCCAAGGTTAAGCCACAGCGTTCCGTCGTCTCGCAGCACGCGGCGCACCTCGCGGAACACCTCGACCATCGCCGCCACGTACTTGTCGGGCGTCTCTTCAAGCCCGACCTGTCCCGGGTGCCCGTAGTCGCGCAACCCAAAGTAGGGCGGGCTCGTCACGCAACACTGAACCCGCACACCTTCCGCCGCGAGGGCGCGCATCGATTCCCGGCAGTCGCCTATCAAGAGGCGACCGCCGAGCCGCACATCGACTGCCGGTCCGCTCACGCGACCTCCAGCGTTTCGCCGAGCGCCGCGCGAGCCTGGACGAGCGCCGCTTCGAGCCCGCCCCTGGCCCACTCCGCCGAGACGCGCCACAGGTTCCGGTTAAAGGCGACCTCGCGCTCGATCTGCGTGATCGCGCGGGCGGTCTGCTGCGTACCGCGGGCGGTCTGCCCGTGGAAACCGCCCTTCGTGCCGTTCTCCTGCGCCCGGTTGTACGCGGTCCACAGGTTCGACGCCTCGTCCTCGGGGCGCCGCGCCTCCAGCAGCGCGCCCGGGTCCCAGCCGCGACGGTCGCCCATCCGCAGGCGCATCGCCAGCTTGGCGTACTCCTGCCGCGCTTCGTCGTCGAACTCGACGCCCTGCCACGCGAGGGCCTGCTCCTGGGTGCTACGCGCCCTGTTGATGATCTCGAAGGTGCTTTCGATCGCTTCCTGCACTAGCTGACGGGTGTGGCGCATTGTCCTCTGCGCCCACACCTCGCCGATCACCAGACCGTTGAAGCAGGCGTAACGGAGCAGGCCTCCGGCCAAGAACAGCGAACTGGTGCCGTCGTGGCTGTTGCGCAACAGGACCTGGGGCACGAGCCCGCCCGGCGCGCTCTCGATCCCATCAAGGTCCTTCACCAACGACAGCCGGACCAGGTGTTTGCCGTGCTGCGCCCGGGCGCGGCTGCCCGTTTGGCGCGCCTCGGTGGCGACGAAACCCGCGTCGTACAACGCCAGCAGCACCGGCATCGTCGGAACGAACCCGTAGCGGCGGGAGCGGCTTTCGTGGGCGTCCTCGGCCAGCACTGCCGGGCAGCGGTCGATCACTTCGTTCAAGGTCAGGGTGTTCATGTCGTTTCCCTCGTCTCAGTGTGCTTCCGGGCCAGTCCCAGAAACTACGGAAGTTATTGAACCACACTCGGTGTGGCCCGACAAGTGATCGGAACTACCGTTCGTCGGCTCGCGTCGTGTGCGCCCCTCTTGCAGCTTGTGTGCTCCCTGCGGTCCGTGGTAGTCTCGCCGTCCTGACGAGGAAGCCGATGCACCCGCACCCACCGACCCGTGCCGGCCTCGCCGTCGGCCTCGACCTCGAAACCGACAAACTCGAAACACACCGCGGCCCGTCCGTGGTGGCCGTCGGCGTTTGGCGCGAGGACAACACCCACTGGGAAGTCGACTTACGCGGCGCCAGCGGCCCCGAGCGCGAGGGCGTCTTCGCCGCACTTCGGACCGAGCTAGCCGCCTGCTCACGGGCCTTCGCCCACAACGCCGCTTTCGACTACGCCCACTTGCTCAACCACGGCGTTGACGCGGCCGCGAAAATCCGGTGCACGATGGTGTTGCTGATCCTCCTGGATAACCACCGCCGGGGTTACTCGCTCGCCAGCGCCGCAGCCCTCGTAGGCGAACACAAGGTCGAGGTCGAGGGCGCGATGCACGAGACGACCCGCGACTTGATCCTTGAGCGCGTGTCTTCGGACGCGCGGATCTGCGGACGCCTCGGGCTCTACCTGCTCGGCCTGCTTCCGGAGCGCTCCCGTCCGGTGTGGGAGGCCGAGAGCGCCGCACTCCCTGTGCTGGCCCGCATGCAGCGCCGGGGCGTCCGCGTGAACGCCGAAGAGGCCAAGACGCGCCTCTCGCTCGTACGGCGCCGGCTTCTGTCCGCCTACCAGGAAATCAAAACCGTCAGCCAATACCCAGCGCTCGACCCGCTAAAACCACAGACGGTAGCTGCCTTTCTGGGCGTCAAACGCGATGGCGACTGGTGGGTCGACCGCTGGGGCGCCCGGCTGGAGCGCACGGCCCTTTCTGACGGACCGCCGACGGGCCGCGCCGCGCTTGCCCACTGCAAGCACCCGGTCGCCGCGCTCGTGTCTGCCGCGCGCGAGCTGGACGACCAGCGGCAGTTTTTCGCGCAGCACATACTCGGCCACCAAGAAAACGGCCGGGTCTACCCTAGCATCAACCAAAACTACAACGGTGAAGACGGCACGAAAACCGGCCGGCTGTCCTACACGAAGCCCGCTTTGCAACAAATTCCAGGCCGGGGCCCAGAGGCTGCCTTCGTGCGCGAGCTCTTCCTCCCCGACCGCGGGCGCTGGCTTACCGCCGACCTCGCCCAGTTTGAGTTTCGGGTGTTCGCCTCGATCACCCGGTCGCCGCCCCTGATTCAGGCCTACAAGGAAAACCCGACTGCCGACTTCCACGGCGAAGTCGCGCGCCTGATGGGAATACCGCGCAAACCGCCGCCGGGCGGCGGGGCTAACGCCAAGCAGCTTAACCTTGGCCTCGTGTTCTGCATGGGCGCCGGACGCCTCGCGATGCAGCTCGGTCTACCCGTGCGCGTCGAACGGGACGAAGGTTCAGCGAAGGGCGTTCGGATCACTCCAGGCCGCGAAATCCACGATGTGCTCCGGCGGTACTACGCCGCCGTACCCGGTGTGCGCGAGAGCCTGCAGGCGTACAAGGAGGAGGCCGAGCGCGAGGGCTGCGTCTATTCACTGCTCGGGCGCCGGTTGTCGTTCCCGTACCGCGCCCAGTCGTACAAGGCTGCCGGCCTCGTCTACCAGGCCAGCAGCGCCGACCTCAACAAGTGGATGCTGGCCGAGTTTGACCGGCGCGCGCCGGACCGGCTCCTCATCAGCGTACACGACGAATTCGGCATCGACGCTGACGAGAACGAAATCGACGAGTTGAGCGCTCTTTTGCGCCAAGTAAGCGACGACGCCGCCCGAGAGTTTCTCCACGTCCCGCTCGCGTGGGACACCAACGCCGCGGCTAACTGGGCCGCGGCTTCACTTGAGGACTAACGATGAAAGCAACAGCCGTTGTCGATTTGCAGTACGGGTCGACCGCCAAGGGTCTCGTGTGCTACGCGCTCGCGATGTCGGGGCGATACGACGCCGCGGCGTGCGCCTTCTCGCCGAACGCCGGCCACACGGTTGTCGATGTGGCGCGCGTCGCGGTGATGCGCGCGCTGCCGGTGTCGCTCCTCCACCGCGGCGTCGACTCCGCTTTCTTGGGGCCCGGTGCGGCCGTCGACATCGACAACCTCGCCGCCGACCTCGAAACGGTCCGCGCGTGGCGCGGCGGCCTGGAGGGAATCACTGTCTACATCCACGCCGCGGCCGGGTTCGTACTGCCGTCGCACCGTGAGGACGAGGCCCGGCGCCTGTCGGCTGTCGCCTCGACGATGAAGGGGTCGAGCGGCCCCGCCCTCGACCGGCTCCTGCGTGACGCGGAGAAGACCGGCACGGCGTTCATGTGCGGCAACAAGAACAACACGCTGGCGCTCCAGAAACTTAGCGGCTCGGTCGTGGTGGTGTCCAACGAAAAATACCTTACGCTGCTCAACGCCTGCAAGCGCGTGTTGGTCGAGGGTGCGCAGGGCTACAGCCTGGGCCCGAGCGCCGGCTTCTGGCCGAAGTGCACCTACCGCGAGTGCACCGCCCAGCAGCTGCTGGCCGACACGCTGGTCCCGGCTCGCGCGGTCAAGCACGTCGTCGGCGTCGCGCGCACCTTCCCGATCCGCGTGGGCAACACGGCCGACGGTGACAGCGGCGGGTTCTACAGTGATCAGCGCGAAACCAGTTTCGAGGACCTCGGGGTCGCCACCGAGTACACGACTGTTACCAAGAGGCCGCGCCGCATCTTTACTTTCTCCGACCAGCAGTACCGTGAAGCAATGATGGCGAATGGGTGCACCCACGTGGTCGGCACCTTCCTAAACTACTTGTCCGGGGTCGACGAGGGCACCCGTAACGAGTGGCTGCGGTCCTTCCACGCGATCGCCAACCAAACCGGGGCGCGGGTCGCCGCGCTGTCGTTCTCGCGCGAGAGTCGCGACATCGCCGCTTCGCTGGAGGCGGTGATCAAATGAGCAACCTCCCGGAGAAGCAGCAGCCCCGCCTGTCGCTGATCCCGCCACGGTTTCTGTTGGCGTTGGCCGACCTGCTCCAGCGTGGCGATGAAAAGCACGAGCCGATGGGCTGGATGAAACAGAGCATCAGGCAGCGACTCGACTCTCTCGGCCGCCACTACCTCGCGTTGTGCGCCGGCGACGATCACGATCCCGAGTTTGGCCACCAGCACGCGCTGCACCTTGCCGCCAACGCGATGATGGTGTGGTGGCAGATCGAGCAAGGCTACGCCGGGAGCGGCCTGGACCAGCGCCGGTTTCGGTCGCCCGCCCGCCTCGAAGACCCGCGGCTCGCCGCCAACATCGCAGCCACGCTCGATGCGGTCGTCCCAAACCGGTCCTTGCTCGGCACGCTGGCGAAGACCGAAGAGGAGCTCGCCGAGCTGCGCGCCGAAATCCACAAGGCCATCCACCGCAGCCACGACGGAGAGCAGCCAGGGCCCGAACTCGCCGACGAACTGGCGGATGTTTTCATCTGCGTGTCGGACCTTGCCCGTGCTTGCGGTGTCGATTTGGTCTCGGCCGCCGAGGCCAAACTAGCCGTCCTGCGGACGCGCGACCAAGTCGCGAGGGCCGCTGACAAGGCCGCCACCAGAGACGCGCCGCTCCACGCCGAGGAGCGCTTCGACAAGCACGGCCCCGCCCCCTTCTGAGGACACACTCATGCGGAACCGCAACCTTCGCCTCCACCACCTGATGGCGCTCTCGCAAGTCCCTCGATGGTCGATTGTGCCGACGGTCCCGCGTCAGACCGTGGGCGAGCACACGCTCAATGTCGCCCTGATGGTCTGGTGGGTCTTCACCAACGGCGGCATCGACGACACGGCCCCACGCGAGACCTCGGCCGCCGTGATGGCCGCGCTCTTCCACGACGCCGCCGAGTGTTTGACCGGCGACACGCCGACGCCCGCGAAGAACCTCGACCGTACGGCCGCGCTACAAGTCGAGCGCAAGGCTCTTGGCGAACTCGGGCTCGACAACACCGTGGGATACGACCACCACCCCGTTGTGGTCTTCTGCGACCTGGCCGACGCGCTGGCCAGCGTTCGCCTCGGTTTCGGCGGGCTGGCGCTCGCGGTCGAGAACGGCCTCCGCCCGCGCGTGGTCGAAGCCCTGGAGCGCGCGAAGCGTTATCCGGGCGTACACGCCGGCGCGCTCGACGAAGTCTACGCCTTCGCCACCGGCGCCGTCCCGTCCTTCGATCAGGAAGGCTGACCGTGAGCGCCCGGCAAGTAGTGGTTCGAGGTGCGCTGTTCGAGGACCCTCGCGCGAGGCTCCTCTCCGACCGTCTGCGCGTGCCGGTGCTCCACATCGTGGGCGCGCTGGTGCGGCTGTGGCTTCTGGCCGAGGAGACCGCCGACGAGCGCGGCGTGCTGGCCGGGATGCGGTGGGAGGATGTCGATCGGTTCCTGGCGCTCCCGGGTTTCTCGTCTCACGCGCGGGCGATCCCGTCTTGGTTTGCGATCACCCCAGACGGGTTTTTTGTCTGCGTGCGCTACACGAAGACAGACCGCCGCTGACCATGCGTTCGGACGACCTTAGTGTGGCCATCGCCCGCAACGCCGAGCGGATTGTTGCGCGGTACTTGCCGGCGGCCAAAAGGAGGGGCGATGTGTGCCTGCTCGGAGATCGTCACGGGGCCGCCGGCGAGAGTCTCAAGATCGAACTAAGGGGCGAGCGCGCAGGCTCGTGGTTCGACCACGCCACGGGCGAGGGCGGCGGGCTGCTTTCTCTCCTAGAGACGGCGAGCGGCCGCAGCGCGCAGGCGCTTGGCCAGGAGCTCCTCGACGCCTTCGGCCCGCAGATCACGCGCCCGCTCAAGACCACCGCCGGAGCCGCTCCCGCAGCCTCGCCGTCGCTGCGGAACAAGTGCCCCCGGCTGACGCCCGCGGGTGTGGCGTACTTCGCCTCCCGAGGGCTCTCGGAGGCCACCGTCACGCTGTTCCGGTGTGGCTCTAACGAGCGGGCTGTCTCGTTGCCCGCGTACCGTGAGGGCGTGCTCCGGTTCGTTAAGTACCGCGACATCCACGAGAAGCGTTTCTACGCCGAGAAGGGCGCGCGCCCGTGTCTCTGGGGCTGGCAGGCGCTCCCTCGCGGCACGACTGTTCTTGTCATCACTGAAGGCGAGATCGACGCCATGAGCGCCTGCCAGATGGGCACGCCTGCCGTCTCGCTGCCGCAAGGAGCAGGCGAGGGCCGCAAACTCGACTGGCTTGAAGAGGAAATGGGGCGCCTGCTCTCTTTCGAGCGGATCGTGCTTGCCCTCGACAACGACGAGCCGGGTCAGCAGACCGCGCAGGCGCTCGCCGCGCGTCTAAGCGGGGCGGATGTCTCGCTGGTCCAGTGGCCGGAGGGCGTCAAGGACGCGAACGATCTTTTGGTCGCTGGGCGGGGCGACGAATGGGTGCAGCTCGTGGCGGGCGCCGTTGAGGCGCACGGCCACCCGTTGGTCGCCGCGACCGCTCTCGCGGGCGCCGCTGCCGTAATCGCGTCGGGTGGCGGCGTCCCCAGCGGGTCCGCCCCGTGGCCGTTCCCGGAGCTCGAAGGACGGGTATGGTTGCGCCCTGGAACCGTCACCCTGCTGGCCGGCGAGGCCAGCGCCGGCAAGAGCACACTAACCAAGCAAATCGCGCTCGACATTCGGCGCCGCGGGGAGCCGGTCTTGTTCGCCCCGTTGGAGTACTCGCCGGACGTGTGGTTGTCGACGCTGGTCCGAACCGTCTTGGGGCATCGCCGAGCCAGCCGCGAGGACGCCGAGCGCGCGCTCTTGTCGGTAGCGCCGGGTTTGTTCATTCTTGACGAGACGCGTGCGAACCTGCCGACCGACCTCGCGCCGGTGATCGGGTACGCCTCGCGTCGCTACGGCGTCCGCCATGTGATCATCGACAATCTCGCCCGGTGCGGCGTCCCGGAGGACGACTACCCAGCGCAGGCCGCGCTGGTGATCGAGCTTGGAAAGCTGGCCAAGAGCACCAACACGAGCATCCTGCTTGTCTCGCACCTTCGCAAGAACCGCACCTTGGGTGGGTCCGGGCTCGGAGAGGTTAAAGGGTCAGGCGGAATCACCGACATGGCCGACTCGGTCGTGTTTCTCCGCCGCTTCCGCGAAGAAGACGACGCTCGGTGCGACGCCCGTCTGTCCTGGCGCAAGGCCCGGTACGACGGCGATGAGCCTTATCTCGATTTGTGGTACGACCGCGACAGCGATCGTCTGTTGTCGCAGCAACAGGGCGGAGGCCTCGCCCGCTAGCCTCACACCGACCGCGCCGCGGCCGGACAACCAACCAAGGAACCAACATGATCAAGATCACGAAAGCCGAGTCACCGCTCCTCGTCTCCCACCTCGTCGTGACCCTGTACGGGGCGCCCGGCATCGGCAAGACCAGTCTCGCCTTTACGGCCGAGGCCCCGTTGCTGCTCGACTTCGACCGCGGCGCCCACCGCGCGGCCAACCGCAAGGATACCGTCCAGGTCGGCTCCTGGGCCGAGGTCGCCGACATCCAGCCGAAGGACCTGGAGCCGTACAAGACCATCGTCGTCGATACCGTCGGCCGCGCGCTCGACCAGCTCGCCATCTCGTTGATCGCCGCTGACCCCAAGATGGCGTCGCCCTCCGGCGGCCTGTCCCTGCCCGGTTTCGGGGCTCTCAAGGCGGCGTTCTCCGGTTGGCTTGGGCGTCTGCGTCTCATGGGCAAGGATGTCGTGTTGATCGCGCACGCCGACGAGCAACGCCAGGGCGACTCCGTGATCGAGCGCCTCGACGCGCAGGGCGCGAGCCGGACCGAGGTCTACAAGGTGAGCGATGCGATGGGGCGCCTCCACGCCGGCCCCGCCGGCCGCGTCCTCTCGTGGGACCCGACCGAGGCCGCCTTCGGCAAGAACCCCGTCGGGTTCCGGGCCGAGGTCGTCCCGCCGCCGTCGCAGGACCCGACCTACTTGGCGACGCTGATCCGCCGAATGAAAGACGGCCTCAACGGGGCCAACGAGTCGAACAAGAAGGCTGCGAACGAGCTCGCCGCCGCGGTCGCCGCCTTCCCGTCGCTGTCGACGCCGGACGACTACACGGCCATGCGCGAGCGGCTCATCGCCCTCAACGCCCCGACCGCCACGACGAAGGCGTTCACCGCTCAGGTGAAGAAAGCCGGGTTTGTCTGGGACAAGACCGCGAACCGCTACTGCGGTCCGGCGCCGGCCGCGACGCCGGCCGAGCGACTGGAACCCGCCGCGGGCGCCTCGGCGGCGATGTTCGATGACGCGCCGACCGGCTGAACACCATGACGATCGAACCCCTGTACAAGACGCCGTTCGACGCCCTCGGGCTCGCGACCAACCCCCCGGGCCGCAGCCCGGGGGACCCGATCTGCGTGCGCTTGAGCGCGTCCGACCTTGACGCCTACGCTTACTACACGGAGAACGAAGCCGCTCCGACCGAGGAGCTCATCGCGCGGCTCGAACGCCGCGGCACCGTCGGCCCCCAAGCCGAGATTGGCAAGGCGATTCACGCCGCGCTGGAGCACGCCAAGGATGGTGACGTGCTCGTCCGAATCGACACGCCGCACGGACCAGTGTCGTTTGACTCATACGACGGCGACATCGAACTGCCGGCCTACCCCATCCGGGAGCTGCGACACGCTCGCCGGCTAGGTCCGCCGTTCTTGGCCGGCGACGCGTGGTACCAGGTCGAGCTGGTTGGCGTCGTCGACGCAAGCGACGGCGACGGCCTGATCGTCGACTGGAAGACGACCGGGAACGCCGACGCCGAGCGTTTCTGGGCCGGCTGGCAGTGGCGCGCGTATCTGTGGCTGTTCGACGCGCGCGTTTTCGTATGGCACATCCTCGTGTTGGGCTCCGACCGCAAAACCGGCGGGTGGCGGGTGGTGTCCCACCTGCCCTTGCGCCAATACCGATACCCGAACTTGCTGCACGACCTGCAAGACCAAGCGGGCCGGCTCGCCCGGTTCTGCATCCACAACGCCCGCGCGCGGCTCTTCGCTGCGTTCGAGTCGGACCACCAGTAACCCACCGGAGACACAAATGATGAGCGGATCACGAATCGGCGACCTCGCTGTCAAGGTCGGCACCTACGAGAGCCAAGGACAGACTAAGAACCGATACCAGAAGATCGGCAACCTGTTCCAGAGCGAGCGGGGCCTGTACGCCCGCCTCGACACCCTGTTCTTGAGCACCCAGTTGTTGGAGCGCTGCCGCGACGAGAACGGCGCCGTTCCAGATAGTATCGTCGTGTCGGTATTCGACGAACGGGAGGGCGGCCGTGGGGGTGGAGGCGACGCCCCGCGCCGTGGCGGCCCCGGCGCCCGTCGGGGCGCCTCGGCGCCACCCGCGCCGGCCAGCGCGGGTCCCGTCCAGGAGAACGCTTTCGAGGATGACGAAATCCCATTCTAACGGGCCGAGGGACTGGCCGCATTACCGTTCGTCGGCCCACACGAGCCGACGAACGGTAGTTGCAGGGCCACACGACGTGTGGTACAATAACTCCATGGTCGAGCAGCCCGCTAGACCGAGACGAGGAGAACGG